TCTGGCGTGTAGAAATACACCGTGCGCGACGTTCGCGTAGCCAGAGGCCGGGATCACTCCCGATAACCTACAAGGCGTAAGTTTTGTGTGTTCAATCTAAGGAGTGACAGTTATGTCAACAAATCTATCTCCAGCGTTTGTTCAGCTTTTTGAAGCAGAGGTGCATCAGGCTTATCAGTCTTCTGCCGTGCTTCGTGGAGCTGCCCGGACGCGAACGGGTGTTGTCGGTGATACCGTCAAGTTCCCGAAGGTGGGTAAAGGTACAGCGTCAGTGCGTACTCCATCCACCGATGTCGTGCCTATCAACGCCAGTTTTAGCCAGGTTTCTTGTACCCTTTCTAATTTCGTGGCTGCTGAGTACTCGGATGTGTTCGATCAAGCCAAAGTCAATTTTGATGAAAGGCAAGAGCTGGCACAAGTAGTTGGTAATGCTATTGGCCGTCGTGAGGATCAGATCATCATTGATGCCCTGAACGCAGCCTCGGCTGGTACTACAGTTGCTAAAACAGTGGTGACATCTGGTTCTGCCGCTGCATCAAATCTGAATGTTGGTAAGATCATTGCCGCGAAAAAAGGGCTTGATGCTAAGAACGTCCCAGCAACGGATCGTCATTTTGTGATTCACGCTAATAACCTGGCTGGATTGCTGGGCGATGAACGTGCGATTTCGAGTGACTTTCAGACGCTGCAAGCTCTCGTTGGCGGTCAAATCAACCAGATGATGGGCTTTACCTTCCACATTGTGGGAGATCGTGACGAGGGTGGATTGCCGTTGGCAACCGCTGATCGTACCTGTTTTGCGTTCCATCGTTCGGCACTAGGCGTTGCTGTTGGTATCGCACCAAAAACAGAAATCAACTATATCCCAGAAAAAACGTCATTCCTTATCACGGCTATGCTGTCGATGGGGGCTGTTGCCATCGATGTTGACGGCATTGTTGACGTTATCTGTGAAGAATAGGAGGGCTGACAATGGCATTCGCAAGAGCGGGTTGGAACCCAATCGGTGGTCAGTCTAAAAAAGGCACTGCACCGCAACTATTCACCTACACCACAACCGACGCTGTCGGCACCGTGGATGGGGCTGGATATTTCAACGACGTGTCAGATGACGTATCAGTCGGCGATGTAATCATTTCGGTGACATCTACCGGCGGTACATTGGCATCATCTATCCACACTGTTGTGTCTAACGCATCAGGCGTGGTCGATGTCTCTGACGGTACATCTATCAGTCAAACTGATAGCGACTAATCGAGTGGGGCGGGTTGCCGCCCCCTCTTCTCTTCTGGAGGTGTTTGATGGCTGTCGGTGACACTAATGTTTCAATCTGTAACAAAGGTCTGTTGCTTCTAGGAGCCGAGGCTATCACGTCATTCTCAGATGGTTCGCCAGCCGCCCAGGCCTGTTCGTCCATCTACAACGAAATCAAACTGCAAACATTCGGCCTATATCGCTGGTCCTTCACCATAGCCAAAACACAGTTGGCCCAAGACAGCATTGCCCCGGCCAATGAGTACGACAAGCAGTATTTGCTGCCAAACGATATGATAACCGGGGTGCCGATTGCGGTGCGAACTAGTAGTGCAGCCGGCGCCGGATTGTTCAAGGCATGGGAGATAGCGCAGTCCACCGCTGGTGGCGCGGTCCTGATTACGGACGCTACAGAAATCCATATAGATTATCAAAAGGCTGTCAGCGAGGGGTTGATGCCGACATATTTCGTTCAGCTTCTTGCCTATCAAATTGCTTGGCACCTGGCTGAGATTATCACCGATCAAACACAAAAGTCTGAATACTGGCGGTCTGTTGCCCTAGGCACTGCCGCTGAAGGGTTCCGGGGCGGTTATTTCCGGCAAGCAGCAAACATCGATGCTGGAGGCCAGACACCGTCAGTTGTTGGAGATTATTTGCTTACGGACGTTAGATGAGCCGGATACAACAATATCAATCGTCGTTTACTATAGGTGAGCTTGATCCGCTTCTACGGGGCCGGATCGACTTACAGCAATACTATAGTTCTGTTGACTTGGCTGAGAATGTCATCTTTGAGCCGCAAGGCGGTTTTTCTCGCCGTCCGGGCTTACGGTTTTTAACTGATCTAACAAGTGACAATGCTGCTAACGGAACAATGCTGATCCCGTTTGAGTTCAGTACCGAGCAATCTTTTATGATCGTAGCAACCGCATTATCAGGCATTGCTATCAGATTCCGTTTTTACGCTGACAACACGTTGCTCACCAATATCAATGGCACGGGCCTTTCCTATGCTGACTATAATGTTGGAACGGTCTATTCCGTGGGCACCTATGACATAAATAAGCTGTATTACACGCAGTCTTCCGACACATTGATCCTTGTACATGAAAATTTTGCACCGTTTAAGATTGTGCGTGGGGCAAACAATACCACTTGGACAATATCAGCTCTGAGCTTGACGATTCCAAAAGTTGCATTCACCACAAGCCTAACAACGCCATCCGGCACAATCACGCCAGACGCGGTAGATGGGACTGTCAAGATCACTGCCA